AAATCCCTGGAGGAGCGCGGGTACGATAGGGGCCGAGATCTACTGTTGATCGGCGCGGTCGGTGTGTTCCAGAATCTGGATGACCGCGGCGCCTCCTACGCTTCCGCCGTGATGGAGGGCATCCGAGTAGCCGGGAACGGATTGACGAGATGACCGAAGAGTCGGCACAGCGGGACTACCGCCAACTGCGCGAGCAGCTGTCTCGTGCCTTCAGCTTCGTGCGCTCGGTCGAGATCAACCGCAAGCTCGCGGCTATCACCTTCGACGACCTGTTGGCCGAGGCGTACACCCTGCTCGACGACAGCGCGATCACCGCGGAGCTCGACATCGCTACCACGGACGCAGGGCGCGTGGCGTTCGTGCAGGGGGAAGACGAGCTGACCGGCCTACGACGCCGTGGGAAGCTCCAGCGCCTGGCCTCCCTCGCTGGCGACGTACTCGACGAGGCAACCTTCGGCTCCATCTTCACGGATCTCCAGCGCGCTGATGTCTCCCAGGTCACGGACACCTCCAGCTTGTTCGACAGGCTGAAGGAGTTCGACCCCACGGAAATCGCCTTGGACAGCGAGTATGAAGATGAGGACGACGGTTCGAAGCTGGTGGAAATCCAAGGCTCCGTGGTACTCCAGGACGGCGAGGAGCAGATCGACATCTTCGTGACGGAGGAAGCCCTGGAGACGCTTGCCAAGGCCCAGTTCACTGCCACAGAGGACGAGGGATGACGGTAGACCTACAGCTCGTGCTCATCCAGGACCGGGTCCCGCTCCGGTTCATGAACTACGTCCCAGAGATGGCAATCCCTACCCTCGAGCTCCGGGGCAAGGACTTCCGCACGGTCAGCGAGGTGCTGATCAACGACGTGCGCTCCCCCAGCTACCTCGTCATGTCCGACACCCGGATGCTGGTCCAAATCCCGACCACGGAGGCAGGGGCGACCATCCGAGGCGTGACGGTGCTCAGTCGGAGATTCACGGCCACCGAGCGGAGCATCATCAGCTTCCGCCTGGGGGCGCTGAATCAGGGCATCCGGGGCCTGGAGAAGCTGGTCCAGCACTTCGTGGTCGAGGTGCTCACCACTCCGGGCCGCGACATCTTCAACAAGGCCCGCGGCGGTGGTCTACGGTCCCTGATCGGTACGCCCACAGGCAAGCACTCGAAGACGAGGGTGACGGGAGCGTTCGCGCAGTCCGTGGACCGGGCGGCGGCGCAGATGGTCGCACGGCAGACCACCCAGAACCTACCGCCCGACGAGAAGCTCCTGGCCGCGGACCTCGTCGGTATCGACTACGACGCCGCCCGCGGTGAAGTCCGCGGTCGTGTCCAGCTCGCCTCCATGGCCGGCCAGGCGGCGAAGGTAACTCTCTCCTCGACGCAGGATGACAGCTGATGTCCAACGATGATTTCAAGGCGTTCGTCGTGTCCCGGCTCCGGGCGGCAGAGCCCGCCCTGGACCTCACGGCAGGTTCCCGGTGGATGACCCGAGTGGTCGAGCCCATCGTCAGCCGGTTCGGGGACGACCCCCTGGGCCTGGATACGGGCGTCTTCATCCGTACCCGGCTCCAGCAGGAGTTCCCCAACCTCGGTGTGGTGGAGGGGCACGCAATCGACGACGCGTTGGTCAAGCCGAGCATCCCGATCGTCTCTGCCTTCCGTCGTGCGCTGATGCAGATCCAGACGGATCGCAGCCTCATCAACCTGGACACCATGAGCGACAACTCCGTCGACGCATGGCTGGCCAACTTCTTCCTCTCGCGCGCGGCCGGAGGGTACGCCGTCGGGACAGGGCGGGTCTTCTTCTCGAGCCCCACCTACGCGACGTTCACTGCCACCAACCCCTTCATCAGCAGAAGCGGGCTCACCTTCCTGCCCCCCAACCCCCAGACCATCACGGTCACCCAGATGGCGGCCCAGCGACAGGGAGGGTTGTACTACGCGGACGTGATCCTGCGCGCGGAGTCCCCGGGCGAGGACTACAACCTCGAGCCAGGCGACCTCACCTCGGTCACGGGCATCGACGGCGCAGTGCGCGTCACCAACCTCTTCCGCTTCTCGGGCGGACTGGCGCGGGAGACCAATGTCCAGGCGTCGTCCCGCGGTGAGCAGGCCCTCACGGAGAGGTCCCTCACCTCCGGCCGCGGCATCTTCACTCGGATCATGGACCTGTACGCCGGCGCGGTGCGCAACCTCGTCGTCGTGGGCATGGGGGATCCCGAGATGCAGCGGGACATCCTTCGTGGATCCAGCGAGGGCCGTCTCCTCAGCAGTGGGGTGAGCCTGACCATCGGCACCTTCGTGCTGCACATGGGCATGTTCGAGGACCGCGGCATCCTGGGTACGGAGCTGATCGAGGTGGGCAACACCATCGACCTCAACTACTGGCCCCTGCTCTACGGCCTGTCGTTCGACCAGCAGCACGAGGAGTTTGCGATCGAGGCCATCGTCGCCGACACCCGGACCTTGATCCCCTCCATCCCGAGCATCGTGCTGATGCAGCTCGACGGTATCCCGGCCCCCACGGGGACCGTACTCGGTGGGATCCCCGCGGTCCTGCCCGGCGTGTTCTCGGCGGTGAAGGGCAACGGACAGATCACCGTGTCCGAGCTCCCGGGCGGCATCCTGCAGCCGACCACTCCCAACGGCCTGATCGAAGTGGACGACAACGCGGTCCACCTCGGGGGCAAGCACGACATCTGGGTCCGTCCGACCGCGGACACGGCCAAGGCGCTGACGGTTACAGCCCTGGCAGACGAAGAGCCCCTCGTCGCGGGTCGAACCATCGTCACGGCCGGCCTGGGTGCCAACCCCAACATCGTCTCCTCCTCCGACGCCACGGTGGACTGGATCGAGCTCGGGACGGAACGCGGCATGTTGTTGGTGATCCAGGACGGGGTCGACGCAGGGACCTACGCCATCCTGGAGGTCGCCGCGGACCACCTCGTCCTCGACGCGGACATGACGTCGAGCGAGGCCAGCCTGCTGTTCAAGGTGGTCGATGAGGTACAGCACGACCTCGTGACACCGAAGGTGCTGAAGGTTCCCTTCGGTACGGAGGCACCTGGCAACGACCTCGCCACCATCATCGGATCAGAGACCGTGGTCCTGGGGATCAACGCCATCTCGTACGGTGCAGAGGTTGGGGACACCCTGGAGATCCTGGCCGGCCCCAACGAGGGGATCTACCAGATCATCTCCTTCGCCACCAGCGGCGGCGGCACCACCCCGACCTTGGACCGCCCGATGGGGTCGAGCGGCTCCCACCTGTCGTACAAGATCTACACTGCGCAGGAGGCGATCCAGCGGCCGATGGTCCGTATCCAGCCCCAGGGAGTCCGTCTCCTGGATAGCGCGGACCAGACCACCGACACCGTCATCCCTCCCGCACTCCCCGTCGACGCGAGGAACACCCACGCCTTCACGGGCGCAGAGCCCATCTGCGATGGCCGGTGGGGCTTCGTGGCGCCGGACCCCGGCCCCATCTTCCAGCCTGTCGACAGCGCGCCGTGCTCTGCGACGGAGTGGCTCGAGGCGCAGCTGATGGCAGACGTGGTCGACCCTGACGAGGAAGACCGCGCCCTGGAGATCCTGGACGTCCTGGACGCTATCATCTCTGGTGGGGACTACACGGATGGATGCATCCCATGTGATGGGTGGATCGCCTGTGTGCGCCTCACCACCAAGCGGCTGCACATCTCCTTCCTGCCGAACTCCGGGTTCGTCACCTACCTCGGCCAGATCGTCGACTGGCTCGACACGGTGTTCACCAACTTCTTCCGCATGGCCAACCCCTTCACCATTGAGGCGGATGCCACGGGCATCTCCATCCCGTTGGGCATGGGTGCGGAGCTGCCCGGGGAAGGAGAGACCCCCCTGTGGCAGACGGAGATCTGTATCCCCAAGGAGTTCTTCGACTGCTGCTGCAACGTGTGGATCGGCCTCCCCGAGTTCGACATCGCCCGCCTCGCCCAGATTATCGACGCCGCCGTCGGCGGGGAAGGCTGGGACGCGATGGAGAACCTGGACAACCTGTTTACCCCGGAGGTGATCCTGGCTGTCTTGTCGCTCATCGCAGACGCACACGACCCATGCGCTCTGCAAGCCCAGGCCGGGGACGTGCTGGTGCTGCACACAGGCCCCAACGCCGGGGGCTACGTCATCCAGGACGTGCACAGGTACGACCTGAAGATCCCGCTGGCGTTCATGGGCACAACCACTGACGAGGCGCTGGCCTGGGCAGAGACGGTCCCGATCCTGTCGCTGGCAGTCGTCATCATCGAAGGGGAGTTCCAGGTACAGGCGTGCGAGGCCCTGTGCGACTTCTTCGCCGAGGGGTTCCCCGACGAGCCGCCGTTCCCCGACATGCCCGAGTTCGACGGCTACTGCTACGACGACTACGGCAACGAGAAGAGCCCCTTCGACTGGCTGATCAAGTTCATGCAGTGGTTCATGGACTTCCTCTCGAGCCTGGGGCTGGACGTTCCCGACGACATCCCGATCCAGCCGGGCACATTCGTGCAGGGACTCTTCGGGCTCCTGTTCCCGAGCTACGGCGTAGGAGAGGGAGTGTGCGAGGGCACGGTGCGGGTGTACTGGGCAGAGCCCACCACTGCGGAGTTCGACGGCAGTGGCAACTGCCTCGTGCTGCCCGACGACGATGACGACTCTGCCACACCACCGCCCGTCATTCGGTCAGGCCCGGCCTCCCTCTTCACCGGAACCATCGGGGAGACGGAGCTCCTGTTCGCGGCCAGCACCAACGTGGATCCGTACATGCTGTTTCCAAGCAAGGACACCACGGTGGATGTGAACGTCCTGGACTGGCCGCGGCACCTCAGCGTGGTGCAGGACCCGGGAGGATGGGCGAACCTGCAGATCACGGACCTGGAGGTCCCGGCACCCATCGCGCTGGGGCTACAGCCGTTCCAGGACGTCCTCCAGCTGCACGAGGAGCGGTTCCTGCTAGGTACCAAGGACCGGCGCCCGGCGCTGGCGACCATCGTGGGCAGCAACATTGTCCGCATCCTGGACTCCTTCCCTCACGACGTGATCGCCGACCAGGAGATCGAGGACGGGGACATCCTCTTCATCGAGGAGGGGCTCGACGCCGACGGATACCGCGTGACCCGCCGCCTGACGGATAAGACGTTCGAGCTGGACCGCCCGATGGTGGACAGCACCTTGTCTGTGATCAAGGACGGGGCCGACGGTTCTTTCGACGCCACAGCCGTGGCACCGGCCAATGCTCGCTTCACCTCTGCCTCGTCTCCCTTCACCACGGAGGACATCGGTCGATACCTCACGGTGTACGGGACGGTAGACGGAGAGAACGACGTGTCGAGACGGATCGCGGCCGTGGCACCGGACGGCAGCTCCGTGGACCTGGACGACCCCTTCTCCTCGGTGGTGGACGTCAACGTGGTCTGGTGTGTGTCGGCGGCTCCCGCCACCCCGCCGGGCGTCACGGATGCCGGTGGCACGGAGCTGGTGGCCCTGCGCCCCTTCCGTGTCTACAACGGCACCGCGACCGAGTGGATGGTCATGTCCGTTGACACGTCCCTGGACAACTCCGTGGCCGCGTTCGAGATCATGTCGTACGGGGAGTTCCTGTCCGGGGACGCAGTGACCGCGGCCCAGCCGACCGATGGAGTGCATCAGCCGTTCTCCGTGGTGCGTCCGGGGATCCAGCGCATCACCTCGACCCAGATGGCCGAGAACCGCGAGAACGGGCTGTACTACTTCGACGTCAAGGTGCGGTCCCTCGGGTACGACGAGGTCTTCAACATCGCCCGGACCACCAAGCTGGAGCCCGTGCTCGGCACGTACCGTGCCGACGGCTACAGGTACGACGTGGAGAACACCAACCTGACCTTCTCCTCCTACGAGGAGGTGGGCCTGGTGTTCTCCCCCAGGTTCCTCCCGGTCGGCCTCGAGGACCGCGAGGAGAACTTCCTCCCGTGCCGCGGCCAACGCCTGCAGATCACGTACGACCAGGCACCTCTGGTGGACCAGATCCAGCAGGTGCTCAAGACCAACCTGGATCGCCAGCTGGTCTCGGATCCCCTGGCGAGGCACTTCCTCCCCAGCTACGTGTACTTGCACATCGTCTACAAGGGCGGGGACGAGACCTCCGTCATCGCGCAGGACTTCACGGACAAGATCCGTGGCCTCGAGCCCGAGGACGAGTTCAGCGTGGCCGCCCTAGAGAAGATGATGGAGCAGCGCGGGGTGGCCGACTGGACACATCCCATCGAGATCATCACGCTGACGCACGACCTGGATCGTCGGATGGTGGTGGAGCGGTCGGAAGACCGTGTCGGTGGGACGGCGCTGGTGCTGTACAACGGCACCAATCGCACATCCTACTTGATCCCGGGGCCTGATCGCAGTACGTCTGACGAAGAGGACATCCCTCCGGGGGAGCGGATCTTCCTGGAGCGAGAGTCAGCGGTGACCGTGCTGAAATGAGGCACTCCCCGCTCGTACGATGACGGAGGTATAGGGATCGAACTCACTGCCGCATGAGGTACACTGGCCCAGGAAATTGGGCGTGATCTGGTTGGGCTTGAAGGGCTGACGGGCGTTGATGATTGGCGTGATACCACCACCGCACTCCGGACAGGAGACTGTCGAGAAGAACTCCTTGACGTCCGCGTCGGCCTGCATCACCAGCTCCTGGTCACCATGCTCCGCCACGATGGCCTCGAGCTCGGCACGATCCATGAACTGCAGGTGGGGAGTTGAGCGCATCGCATGAGTATAAACGACCCCCAGGTGCTCAACCAAGTCCCTGCCCCCGATGCCGAGGACGTCAGTCGACACGACTTCTTCCACTTCAGCCTCCGCGATGCCCAGTCGGAGGTGGACCTGTCCACGGTCCACACCTACCTCGGCTTCGGCCGCGCCTACTACGACCCGTCGACGGACGGCCCTGACCTCCCCGAGGAGGTAGGCCGCCTCTCTGACGACGAGGACACCATCGGGGTGTCCCTTCGGTCGTTCTCGGATACAGGTGCTCCCGGCACCCCCGGCAGCACGCCGGACGGGGACGCGTTCAGGTCGCTGCTGCTGGACGAGCTGGTCATTGAGAAGACGTCTGGTCCGGGCACGTACCAGAACGGCACGTACTACTTCAAGGACACGGACCTGACCGGACTGGGTCCGCTGATGGCAGACTTCAGGATCGAGGCAGCTCCGGTGGTCGTGGGTCCCCTCCGCAAGGCTCTCCTGTTGTTCGTGTGCCACGACGGCATGGACTTCTACATCCGGATCTGCTCGCCGGCGACGGACGGGTCGGGGACTCGCGTCGAGCACGGGTCGATCATCCTCGACCCCTCTGGCAACGCAGAGGTGAAGGTGGTGTGGGATGCCCGCACCGTAGTGGACGAGGTGATCGTCACGGCCCAGGGGGGTCCAGCAATCGACCCGGGAGTCGTGAAGGTGCCGGCCTCGGCCGTGGGAACGGTGCTGCCTGGGATCACGTTGGGGCCGTGGCAATTCGTAGAGCCCCAGTTCGAGTCGGGCATCCTGGTCGGCTTGGACGGCAGGGACACCGACACGGTGTACGTCAGGCTGGCTGCGTTCCAGCCCATCGCTGCCAACGTGGTGAGGAACGGCTCGGTACAGGCGGGGTCTTCCGGCGTCGTCCTACCGAACCCTGTGGTGGAGTACGACGGGACGGACGACCCCCTGACGCGCGACGAGGTCCCCTGGCTCGGGAGCGGTGTCGGTGTCGGCGGAGTCATCTTCCACGATGAGGCCACGAACGAGTTGGTCATCTCCAAGGCCGCGGCGGGAATCTTGCCTCACCTCCTCCACGAAGAGCGTATGCCGGACGCAGACGGGTGGGCGTTCGAGGTGGAACTCTCCGCCGCCAGCCTCGTACACGCGGGCACGACCCCCACTGGTGCAGGTGTCCTCGTCTCCGACGGCGTGCGGTCTGCCCTGATCGCCCTGATCGATGACTACGTGGACGCGTTCATGGGGGTGTACTCCACGCCCGGCGCGGTCGACACGCACGACGAGACCAAGTACACGCGGGCTGAGATCTCGTGGGGCGCCTCGCCCACGTACCTCTTCGTCACCATGAACCACACGCGGGCCATGCTCTCGTTGTTCGACGCTGACGGCGTACTGCGGGCCGAGGTCCCCTACGCCAGCTTGCCGACGGCTCCCGAGGGGCAGGTCGCTATCGGGTTCACCCACCAGGCCATGACCCCTGACGGAGTGAGCGGCGACATCGTCGTGCACGGCGCGCGGTTCTTCCCCGGCGCCACGACCTACGAGGCGCGTCTGGGACAGCTACCCCCTACTGCCGCCCCGCCCTGGGCGGAGCTGGCCCTGGGGACGGGTGTCTCCGCTATCTCCGGTGACCTCCTGGACCTGGATGACCCCGACTACGGGGATCCGACAGGGCCGGCGGAGGGCTACCTCGTCTACTACCGCCCCGGAGACATCGGCCCTACCTACGGTGGCGGGGCCAGGGCGCGGTTCAAGATCAGCGAGTGGTCCGACAACATCGGCACCCCCGAGCCCGCCGAGAAGGGGATCTTCTTCGGCCCCGGGGTCTTCGACGGCTCCTACTCGGCCTACCTCTGCTTCGTCGACTCGGGCACCCAGAAGTACGTGTTCGTGCCCACCAGCGACGTCGAGGGCAGCCTGGAGGAAGTCCTGGCCCAGAGCGAGGACGGGCAGAGCTTCTCCGCCGTGGTGGACTTCACTGTGGAGCACGAGTACCTGCTGATCATGCAGCCCCAGAGGAGCATCCGGGTGTACATCGACGGCGCGACCGCTCCTGTCATCGAGATCCCGTGGAAGTCGGGGTTCGACCTCCCGCCAGAGCCCGTGCCCCTGCCCGTGGCCTGCGCCTTCTTCGGATCCTACGGCGGGTGGTCCGCGGCTCGTGGGCAGATCGCATCCGCCGCCCGCCACGCCGCCAACGGGGTGGACGTGTCGGTACGGAAGAACTTCTCGGACGACGAGGTCGACAGGGTCGCCGGCGCACTGGCCAACCTCCTGGTCGAGGCGGGGGACGTGTAGATGGGCACCACGACCGAACACTACGTCGTGAAGATGGGGGACGAGAACCAGCCCCCGGTGGCCCGTGTACTCCCCGTGGAGCAGTCGAACGCCCTGGGATCCGTGGTCCAGCTCACCGGAGAGGCCAGCTACGACCCCGAGAGCGCCGTCCTCGACTTCACGTGGTCCTTCCTCGAGGCGCCCATCGGCAGCGAGCTGACCGACGACGGCTTCGACTCCCTCAACGACACCGGGTCCGTCGTGTCGTTCACACCCGACCTCATCGGAATCTACAGGGTCTCCCTGGTCGTCAGCGACGGCGAGCTGGACAGCGACGTGGCAGAGGGGTACGTCCGCATCTCCCCGGTGCTGGCGCCGGTATGCACGGACCTGACGCCCGACGCCAAGCACATCTTCCGGTGGGTCACGGATTTCCTGGGCCTGATCGAGGACAAGGAAGTCTTCAGCATCCTGTGGTCAGCCCTCCTTCAGATCTGGGGAGACCAGCTCCTCGCGGGGCTGCAGGTCGACTACAACAAGAGCATCCACACGGCCCAGGAGCTGTTCCAGCGACGGTGGCAACACTACGACCCCAGGCTGGCTCTGGCGCCCAGCTTGCACTACGTGGTTGTGGGGAACCAACAGGACGGGACGCACGCTGTCACAGGTGGGGTAGGGCGCATCAACAAGGGCATCCTGCTGAGTGACGCCACGATGTTGGTGCTGGAAGGCGTCGTCAGCGTCGACTACGTCTCGTACCAGATCCAGGTGGTGGACAGCAACGGGATCGCCCCCGGCAACAACGGCGTGTACACCATCGCGCGCGCCCGCACGGATCGATCGCAGTATCAGCTCTCGGGCGCTACTCGGTTGCCTGATGTGACCGCAGACGTGATCACCACGGGCAACGACCTCGTGGCAGTGGCGGGCTCCGACCTCGTCACCTCTGCCCTGACGGACTTCAGTCTCTTCGCCGGGTTCGAGTCGGGGGACGTGATTCGGATCGGCAACGAGTACATCATCATCGACGCGGTGGGCGTAGCGGGCGGGCTGCCCGACAACAGCACGCTGCAACTGCGTAGTGCGCCTACATCTCCCGGGGCAGGCCTGGCCTTCACCGTGTACAACCTCGTCACGCTCCGCCTGGATCCGTTGGAGTCGATGTACACGGACACCTTCTTCATGCCGCAGTCCGACGGCGACCTGAGCCTGCTCAACTCCGGGGAGATCACAGGCTACGCAGACATCACCAACATCACCGAGGTGGTGGTCGGTGTGGCCAAGGTCTTCGACGATGCGGTGGGGAAGACCATCCAGCTGGATGGGGACCAGAACAACGGCGCCTTCGTGGTGGGGAGCGTCAACGAGGCAGGGGACGGCTACCACATCGTCAGCGCCTTCGGGGGCACCTTCCCCCAGGAGGGGGTGGCGTTCACGCTGGAGGAGGTGGGCAGCGCCGACGGCCGGATAGTGGTGGTGAATGGTCGCTCGGCCACCCTGCGCCGCGCGTACAACGACGATCTCCAACCCAACCCGCCGACAGGGCCGGGTCCTGTGACGGTCGGCGTGGCTACGGAGGCTCTGCTCCTGTCCGGTCTGGAAGACGTCGAGTGGCGCTTGCCCGCCACGTTGTACTCGGAGCAGTACGACTTCGAGGACATGGGCGTCCAGCCCGGGGACCTGTTGGTGGGTGAGCTGTACCGCCCAGACACGGGGGCCGTAGCGAACGTCTACGCCTCGGTGGTGTCCGTGGACGGTCCCCGTCTCGGGTTCGAGGTGACGCGGCAGGACATCACGGCAGGGACAGACCTGGACCTGTCGGATGAGGAGAAGTACACGATCGCGGAGTCCCTCGGCTTGGAAGGCGCGACCCTGGACCTGCTCGGTGCCCTGGAGCTCGAAGGGGACGCGCAGGACGTGGCGGACGCCTACAACTCCACGGCCTTCGGCAACCAGTACTACAACGTGCCGGTACGGGACTCCCTGGGAGTCGTCGTCGGCCCCCTGACGCTCCAAGTGCGAGCCAAGTTCGTCGTCCGAAACTCCTGGGTGCCTGTCCACAACGACCTGGTCAGCTCGCCGTGCCTGAGCGAGTACATCGCCAAGCCCGTCGTCTACGAGAACGAGGAGGGTGCAGTCACCCTGGTCACCAAGGAAGGTGCGACCAAGGAGCTGGACCTCACTCCCTTCAAGCTGGTGGAGAACAGGGAGTTCACGATAGGCCCCGAGGACGCCGTGTGGGGCAGGGACGGGGACGCCGTAGCGGGCTCTCCGATCTTCACCTCGGCAGCGGGGGACTTCCTCAACCGGGTCGTGGCGGCGGGGGACACCCTGGAGCTCCGCGGGTTCAACGCTGGCCACTACGCGATCTCGGAGGTGCTGTCGAGCACCCAGGTGAGGATCGGTGAGGAGGCCACTGGGGCCGCCCCCACGATCTCCGACGGCGATGTCGAGTGGTATCTGACGCGACGCCGACCAGGCAACTTCATCCGCTTCGTGCCCGGACTGTTCAGCCCGGCATGGCCCGCCCCGGCTCGCCTCTGGTCGGAGGTGAGCTTCTTCGACAACGGGCAAATCCTCGAGGACAACTTCGGTCACCTCGTCAAGCTGTCCAGGGAGGACCTGTCTTCCCGGGAGTCCACGGGCATCTCGTACAAGGACGCCTTGGAAGGCCTGATGTACGCCTGGTCCTTCGGGCCGCGGGTCGAGATGGTTCGGGTGGGCGCGCAGCTCCTCCTCGGCCTGGCCACGTCGGAGAAGCGTGGGGAGATCACGGAGATCCGGGAGGACTACCAGACGGACCCGACGACTGGAGTAGCCACCTTGGGGCGCATCCTCGTGGAAGACGTCGACGTCGACGACAACACCACGGGGCTGATCCGGGTCTACTTCTTCACCCCGACGACGGACGAGGCCGACGAGAACTCCACCGGAGTGGCGATCAACCCGGTGACAGGTACGCGCTACACCAAGGGGGACGTCGTCGAGAAGTTCACCCCTCTGGCCCGCGGGGTCGAGGTCCTGGACTACGTCAACAGTCCGACGTGGTGGGCGGGCATGGGCTCGCAGGGAGTGGTCGGTGCGGAGCTGCGGAAGTACCACACGTGGCGCCTGCTGGCGAACGTGGACGTCATCGACTACTCCGACCTCAAGATGACGGCGGACTTCGTGCGTGCCATCCGCGCGGTCTGGACAGAAGTCGACGCCGTGATGTTCAAGCTCCTGGTCGACGATGTGACGATCTCCGACACGGTGGAGATCGAGGGATCCCTGCTGCTCTTCGACAACCCGGGTATGGGCCTGGAAGCCGCCCTGGGCTTCGGCTACAGCCACCACGGCCACCAGCTCATGGACTTCGGGGAGAGCATCAAGGCCAGCCGGGTGCTGTTCACCGGGTGGGACCTGGAGACCGTGGCCGGGGTCGCCGAAGTGACCTCCGCCCGTGGAGGCTTCCTCGGCGACCTGGAAGAACCCCCGAATCCCTACTTCAGCGAGGTGCCAGAGACCACCGCGGTGACCGCCCCGGACCTGCTGACGTCCAACCAGATGGTGCGCGGCGTGAGCCTGTATCACGAAGGAGATATCCTCCACATCTTGGAGGGGGACAATGCCGGCCGGTACGAGATCGAGGGAGTGCCCGGGAACAAGGAGCTCTCCCTCCGACAGGCGGGGGTAGCCCCGAGTACGATCCCTGCTCTACCGCCTCTCAGCCCAGACCCTACGCAGCTGAAGAAGGCCTCGGGGCAGAAGTTCATGATCGAGCGGCGGGTGCGCTACCCGCTGATGGGTGAAGAGGGCGGAGCAGGACTCGGTGTCGAGGTGTCCAGTGTCGACCCGGTGGCCTACCTCTCGTACGACACGGGCGTGGGCTCCGCTGGCTTGGCCGTCGGGGATCGGCTGGTCGTCGTCGACAACTACGAGGCCACCTACGAGATCCGCAACATCACCGACGAGGCCGGGGTGGTCCGGTTGGACCTGGATCGGCCGGCGCTCCTGCCTGGGATCACGGACGACGACTTCAAGGTCTTCCGTCCGGTCATGTTGGCGAACCCGCTGTGCGCAGGGGTTGTCCATGCCCACGCCGGTCAGAACGTCACCCTGGGAGAGGACCTTTGGGGGCACGGCGTGTCCGTGTACGACTACCTCTACATCTTGACGGGTCCCGAGGCCGGGCACAGGTTCCGCATCATCGACCTCCCCGTCGCCGGGGACTCGTGGGTGCAGGAGATCCCCGGAGCCAACCTCGTCGGCGCGGAGTGGGAGATCCGACGCGAGGAGCTGGGGGACACGCCCTTGACCTTCGGCAAGGTGCTCGAGGTACTGCCCTGGGCGAAGACGGAGCTGGTGTTGTACGACCCCAAGTTCCAGATCGTCGTGGCTGTGGCCGACATGCAGGGGATGGGAGGCACGGCCGCGGTGTCCCCGAGCACGGATCTCCAGGCGGCGGGCGCACTGCCTGGGGACTTCCTCGAGCTCGGCAACCCGGCCCAGCCTACGGATACCGCGACAGGGGTGTTCGAGGTGGCTACGGCCGGGCCAGCAGTGTCGTTGACCAAGGAGGTGGGGAACGCCTTCTCGGGGACCAACGCACGCATCCTCCGCCGCACGGCGGACTTCAACGTCAACCTGATCACCGTCACCTCGGTGGCCGGGACGAACTTCGCAAACCTGGGGGTACTGCCCGGGGATGTGGTAGAGCTGTGGGAGAACCCTGGGGACACGCCGTTTGTTCGACGCGTCCTGTCGGCGGCAGCTGGTACGATCACCCTCACCAGGACCATGGGCGTTGTGGCGCTCCGGTTCGGTAGGATCATCCGGCGCGAGGAGAACTGATGCTTCACGTCCAAGGAAGAGACCCCGGGGTCGAGTGCAACGTCTGGATGGGTCTGCGCGACCGGCGAGGCCGGGTCGTCCCCGAGAGCGTGCGCGAGGGCCACAACGTCTGGACCCTGACCGGCCGCGAGTACCTCGTGGGGCGGATGTCCCTGGCTTCCGTGGCCCCGACGAGAGTGGAGGGGCGGTCGGACTGCGTCTACTACATCGGCATTGGATCCGGGGTGCAGACCGAGGTCGAGTCCGTCAGCGCGCTGGTCACCCCGGTGGAGTACAGGTCAGGCAGCTTCTTGGCCCCGATCCAGACGCCTCCGACCTTCCCCGCGGACACCACCAGCACTCCTCGCACGTCCGTGCGCTACATCCGGGAGTACGCCAGCAACGAGATCAGCCTGGGTGCTGACGTCGTCGTCACCGAGGCAGGCCTCTACACCGACGGCGACCCTTCCAACAACGACGCTCCGCCTGCTCCCGTCACGCTGGCCGCCGCCGGTGGCCGGGCACCACTCGCGTACCACTCCTTCGAGCCGATCACGAAGTTCCTCGGCTTCACGTTCGTCATCATCTGGGAAGTGAGGATCACCTGATGGGCACCCGATTCCAGAGACGGCCGCGACTGCTGGGGAACCTCCCCTTCCCGGTGCTCAACCAGCCCTTCATCCGGGGAGCCAACCGGGCCGACCTGACCACGGGTATCTTCGCGGGCCTGATCCTCCCAGGTGATCTCCAGGTGGACGTGACGGGTACGACCAGTACGGTCAACCTGACTGCGCAGGACATCAGCACGGTCGTCAACGACTGCAACACGCAGTTCGCCGCCGACGCCTCTCCTGCCACGGCGAGCAACGAGGGCGGGTTCCTGGTGATCCGAGCAACGGGCGCCGGTGAGGGGACCTACGTGCACATCCTGGGCGGCTCCGCCTGCGATGCGCTGGGCTACCCGTACTCCCCCGACCCGTACGCCCGCGTCGAGGCGGACGACATCGGCACGTCCCCGCCCTACGCCACCGACGACGAGCACCCGTTCTACCCCACGTTCATCCAGCAGATGGAGGACGTGACGCCGGAGTCCGTCAACCGCGGCTTCTATCAGCTGGCCGCCAACGACGACGAGCTGGAGTACTACCTGACCCGTCCTCTGGCCCTCCCGCAGATCCTCAACGTGGATCCGTCGGCCCCGGCCTGGGCACCCCACCTCGTGCTGGACGCATCTGGGAACATCGAGCAGATCGACTTGTCGGTGCTGGGAGACCCCGCGGGTCCTGCGCCCGACCTGAACGACCGCATCTTCGTCGGCAACCTGAGCCGTACCTCGACCCTGCGCCAGATCGCCGGCTACTTCGCCGTCCAGGACTCACGCGATGTGGAGATCATCTCGGGTGGCATGACCGTCCGGGTGTCGGCCATCACGCACGGTCAGCGCGTCAACCCCCTGCTGTTCCCTGACGAGGACTCGCCGCCCGCGGCTCCGCTGCCCGACGCGGCGGACTGGACCGGAGGAGGAGGCAACGTGCTCGGTGGGGGCACTGTCAAAGCGGCGTCCGCCGCGATCACGGACGTGCTCTACCGATCTGGGGTGCAGGCCAACGGTGCTACATTCCTCGCAGATGGCGTGCGCGCCGGCGACAAGGCCACCATCGCCGGGGCAGGCGTCACCGAGCCGTTCAATCACGACGGCGAGTACCGCATCGAGCAGGTGGTGCACGAGGACGCGTTGCTACTGAAGGCCCGTGGGCTCGACGCCATGGAACTGAATCCGTCCATCGCGGGGCCGCTGGGCAACGTCGAGGTGTCAGTGGATCAGTTCGCGGACGGGGTCTGGATGTCCTTCCAGCCCGCGATCCCCGCAGGCCGTGCGTTCAAGCTGATCTACGGGGTGGAGTCCTCTCTCGCGCAGATCAACCCCGACTACCTGCTGGACCTAATCGTCCGCACCTCTGAGGAGGTCGACGACCTGGTGCAGGAGACCATCCGCAGGATGAAGGGACCGCTGGTCGACAGCACGGACGACTTCACGGCCTTCCCCTTCGCCCACACCATTCCCGGTGGCGTGTCGTACGCGGGCGAGGCGGACGTGTCGCAGGAGCTGCAGTGGCGCCGGACCACGATGCAGGGCGCCTACGACGGCCAGGGCCGCGGATCGGGCGGAGGGTTCTACGCCCAGATTGACTCCCGGCCGCCGCGCTGGGAGAACCGTACCCCCAGCACCCGCGCCGGAACCATTGAGCGCACAGGGGTTGCGGCGGACATCCTCGCGGGAAATGTACTCCACGTCCCCGGTGAGGCGTTCACCTTGGACGACATCGGGAAGACCGTCATCCTGAAGTGGCCGGGGGCGGCTCCTCTGGCCGTGCGCGACAAGGCGGCGTTCAAGCTGATCGACTACCTGACGTCGGAGTCGGCGGTGCTGGAGCCCGCTACCCACGCGCCTTCCATCCCGGTCTCGTCCGGGTACGACTACGACCTCGTCACCGACAGGTTCGACGACTTCCGTTCCACACACCACGCCCACGCGCTGGTGCCTGGAGTGGCCGGTGGCCGACAGGGCTACGTGTTCACCTCGGATGTCGACCCCAACCCCATCAACGTGCCCCTGGGCGAGGGCTTCCTGAACCTCCGTGAAGCCTCGGTCCACATGCACGACAGCGGCCAGGCGCTCAGTCTCGTTCCCGCAACCTTGCCGGGCGGGAACAACGAGATCTACCTGCCGTTCGATCCGACGACCACGAGGAACATCCGCGCAGGGCACCCCAGTGGGGAAGTCCTGTTCGGCGGCTGGGTCTTCATCAGCAACAGCCCTGGGAACGATGGCTGGTACCGGCTGCTCGAGAAGAGGGGTGTGCACAAGGGCGACGCGAACAACTTGGTCACCGTCGCGGACCTGGACGGGAACTACCCGAGCTTTGTCGCCGACCTGACCGCTGCGCCGAGGGTGCACTTCTACTACTCGGTCATGTCGTCGAGCACGTTCGAGGCGCTGGACCCCGCAGCGATCATCTCCGGCAACTCCCCCCTGGGGACCCTGCTGCACGAGGATTTTATCGAGGGTGGTCCCCACTACTCGGCATCCGGCGTGCGCGTACCGGAGGGCTGGGGCGCCCTGGGGATTAGCTGGCGGGGCGAGGCGTTCGGCGGGATCTGGGGAATCCTCAACGACGCCGCGTTCGATGCCCTGGACAACGGAGACGGCGCGGAGGGACCGGCCGTCCGCTTCTACTCGTACACCCCTGCATATGGGGCGCACTTCGCCCACGAGGCGGCGCCCATCTCGTACCCGTCCACGTACAGGGGTGGCTTCGCAGGCACCTTCGTGGCGCGCACCAGGAGCCAGGACCGCAATAGCGCCTCCTTCGCTGGGACCCCCGGGGGCTGGGCCGTGATGGCCGTACAGAAGGGGTGGGACCCCGCTCTGTTGGTGGGCTCCGTCGACGACGTATCCACGATCACCAACTACAAGTGGAGCAACATCACTCCACTGGTGTCCTGGGCCGCCCAGGTCGGTGCGGCCGAGACGGACATGACCCAGCTCCAGAACGGCTACCTGGAGTTCCTCGGCGCCGCGTACCAACGGAAGCCCTCGGCTTGGTGGGATACCACCCGGCGCTACGGGGGGTTCTACTCCGAGATGAGCGGCGCGTTCCGCCACGCCCTGTACCCCATGGCCATCGAGTCCACGAGGGACAACGGCAGGTACCACGCTTCCCGGACGTGGTCTCGGTTGGGCCACAGGGGTGAGATCTACGAGCCCTCGCCGACGCTCTCGACTGCGCCGCCCGACCCCGCCGTCTCTAGGAGCCACGACAGTAGCGGCTTCGTGTCGATTGCAGGGGTCCAGCTGTTGGGCACGTCCGATCAGTACATCGGGTGCCACGTCCTGCTTGACGATGTGACCGACCCCTCGCCGGCGGGCATGAGTGGGTGGTACACGATCATCAACGTCATCACCGACGGATCGCAGGCGGACCCCACCCTCGTCGAGGTGTTGGGGACCAAGACTTTGACTGCCCGGGCCGCCCCGACGGGTGTGGTGGCTGCCATCCATGGGAGCAGGTGGCACTACGGCCACGTGGACCAGGCGCAGTTCATGATGATCGGTACGGAGTCGCACCTGAACCCCGGTGCTGCCATCTTGGCGTTGCGGCAGGCGCCGGAGATGCCGGTGCTCGGTGTGTGGGCCACGCAGCCCTACGCACTGGGCCCCACCTCGACGGGGCCACAGGGCTATTCCGATATCGAGGCGGAGATCGATGCTGGTGGAGAGCCGGCCTACCCGGCCTACGGGTACCAGACCCACGTGCAGCGGGTCTCCCCGACGTTGGTGGATCAGCCCTATGGAGTGGGGTTCGGGGGTCTGCAGTGGGTCATCAGTGACCCGCACTACGTGGGAGAGGAGCCGTTCCTGAACCTGGGATGGGGTGGGATGTATCGACGAGCACGTCCCATCGGTCCTGCGGGTGGGCCGTTCCGGGATATGGACCGCTCCAGCACAGAGATCATGAACTTCTGGAACTCGGAGTACGTGTTCTTCACACGTGACTTCGGAGTCGTCCTGTCTCCCGCCAACTTCTTCAACCTCACCTACGTGGGGCAGGTGGACTCGGGGCTGTTCCCCGAGGCGATGATGCTCCACATCGAATCTACTTCGGCGAGCTGGTCCCTGTCAGATGACATGGTCGGCTTCGTGTCGAAGGGCCAGAGGGTCTTGCGTGAGAACCACTACCACGTGGAGGTTCAGATCGAACTCCAGGTTGTCGGTAGCCCGGGGTTCGGCAACGAGTTCGACATGAACGTGCGCCTGATAGCGGACGATGGTGCAACCCTGGGCGACCAGGTGGTCTCGGTACACAACAACGACCTCGATCGCGCCGCGATGACCTTTACGCTGGACAACCTGCGCGAGGGGAACATCGACGTGTACGAGGACTTCACCACCTTCCGCCTTGAGGTCACGCTGGGGGCCCTCACCTACTCGGCGGCAGCGGCCGGGGAGCTCGACCTCCACTTCCGTCGAATCATCATCCACACGGGGCAGGAGACTTCGGTGCACCAGGGCGCGCTGGTGGTGGAGGGCCCAATCATTGCGCAGGGCGGCTTCCACGCGGCCAGTCCGATCAGGGACTACCTCACGATCGGACCCGCCGAGGCCGACCTCTACGTCCCGAACGGGTACGCCAACGAACCTCCTGTCATTGACACCGGGGACTACACCGGCAAGCCGTTCGGCAGTGCAGGTGAAGACGAGCCCATGGCCTACCCAGTGGAGCCCCCTGGCCGCGCCCTTCTCCGGACGGCCTACAAGGACGGGGACATCGACAAGAACTTCTACGCGCTGGTCGAGGCAGAGGACTGCCTGGACTTCAAGAAGGGGCCGGAGGCGGCCTCCATCCGGTTCTTGTCGAAGGTACTGGACCCATTCGTCTACTCGTCTGGCTGGCCGAATCCCCCGCTTCAGGGGCAGACGCACTACATCTGTCCTCCTGGGCGCGTGGGATTCATCGTTCCTCTGCGGCTACCGCACGCGGCGCTCCTCACGGAACTCGACCTCGTGATGTCGTTCAAGCCCAGCTACACGTTCGATGAGCACGGGTCGGGCGGCCCGACGATCATCGACGGGGCCTGGAACATCTGGCACGCACGGCAGGGCATCCACCAGCAGACGGAGGACGGAGTACGAGTCCGTCTGTGTAGGCAGCACCTGTTCCCCGACACGGACAGGGCCTACGAGAGGATCGGTTCCGAGGACGCCATGCGCGACTGGGGCTTCCGAAACGGCTACCACGCCAAGACGTTCCAAGGTGGGCGCGACGTGTGGGACTACCCGGAAGAGCACCACCGCATCGGGTTCCACGAGGTGCTCCTTCGCACCTACGTCTCCCTTCGGGGCGACATGCACCGCATCGACGCGGGTGATCCCAACGTCAACTGGGTCGGGCACACGTTGCCGACGATGCTGAACCAGACCAAGGAGGAGATGCAGATCGGACGCGAGATCATGGTGACGCGCAAGTGGTTCTCGCAGACGGAGGAGTGCGGCGCGGACCCCGACAGCCTAGTCCCGAACCCCCATTCCTGGGTGAGTGGGGATCCCGGCTACGAGACCCCGGACATGGCATCGCCGGAGAAGTTCTTGGTCGACACGAGGCAGTTCGCCTACTACCTGATCATCGACGCCTGGGGATCCCCAGGGTACAACCCGTCTGGCGGCCAGGCGCTGCTCTCCGACACCCACGTGCCCCCCAACATGATCCAGTCGCCCGATCCCTTCGAAATGGAGTGGTTCTACACCGGGCACTTCCAGCCGGCCATGAACGACGCGATCAAGCCCGACACCCCGCCGTGGGTTCGCGGGTACCGGGTACAGCCACAGCTCATTACAGGGGAGTGGGAAACTCCTCTCCACTACTACGCCCTCATGGCCACCCCGATGATGAAGTTCCGCGGCGCCCGCTGCGGATTCGAATGGACCCGGGTTCGCCCCGGGTAGGAGGATCGAATGGACACCAGAAACCTTCTGCTGCTGGTGCTGACGGCCCTTGCCGCCTGCGCCATCTACACCACGTCGATTGCCCAGCCGATCGACCTCACCGACGCCGTCCCGGTCGTCCCCGATGCGGGGGAGGTGGACGTCGAAGCAGGTGACGACGACTCTGCCGAGCCGGACCACGTCGCCGATATCGTCGAGGAGGTGGGTGGTCTCCCGGGTGTGGTCGAGGAGATCAAGGAAGCCAAGGGCGACAAGACCGCCATGTTCATGGCCATCTCTGCGTTGATCGCCATCGCATTGAAGGTGCTATTGAGCCTGCTGAAGTTGACAGGTGCCGCCATCTTCAAGAACTCGACCTTCCTCAAGATTGTGCCACTGGTCCTGGGGGTGCTCATCTACCTCTTCGCGGACTTTGCCGCCGGTGTGGTGTGGTACGAAGCTCTCATCGTCGCGGCCGGAGGTCCGGGAGCCATCCTCTTCAACGAGGTGTGGGAGCTGCTCCCGATCCTCCAGGACGCGAAGGAGTAGGCGATGTACCTCCACGACCGCCTGGAGACGGCGTTGGAGAAGGGAGCGTCCCAGGCAGCTACGAAGTCTGGGGAGGTCTCCGCCCCTGCCGAGGTCGTGGTGGCGCCCCCTACTGCCGTACCCGAATCGATTGGATCTACCCCCGCGTTCCAGCAGATGGCCCTCGGGACCGCAGGCCGCATGCGGCGCGGGGCACCTACGTCCATGAGCAAGAAGAGGGGCGGCCGGTGGGCCAGGAAGATCCGACGGCTAAAAAAGGGTGGGGGCAGGTAGCCCCCACCCCTGTCGGGGTCAGTCGATTGCCGCGATGGCGAGTTGACAGATCCGACTGAGGACCGAAGCCCGGGTGTCGCCCGGCCGAAGAGTTCCCTCCAGCTCGTCGACGTAGAACCCGAACATCTGCTCCTCCGTCATCGTCTCCAACTCGTCCGCGTCGATCTCGATGTAGTTCTCGTTGGGGGGAGCCTCCGCCGTGGCCAGGGTGACTTCCACCTGTGGCCGCGGGGAGGGGTCAGCTAGTTTCCCCCCTCGAACTCCTCCACCAGCTCGTCGACCACGCCCTTGAGCTGGTCCTCGTCGTAGATCCCCTGCTCGAGGATCAGCTCGCGCAGCAGGCCACCGACCACGGCCACGTCACGGGCCATGTCGGTCACGCTGTCCTGGAGCGCCTTGAACTTCTTGTCGGCGTTCTTGCGGTCCAGGCCCTGCTGCTTCTTCGTCTCGTCCAGGATCGCACCGCCGGTGTTGCCCAGGTCGGTGAGGTGGTCGAGGCGGTCCATCACGTCGGTGAGGTCGCCTGCGGGCTCGGAGGCGGGCTCCGGGTCAGGCTGGCGGGCACGGCCGCGCCGCTTGGGCGGCTCGGGCTCCGGCTCGGGCTCCGGGTCGGCCGCAGGCTTCCGGGTGCGCCGACTGCGCCGCTTGGGCGGCTCGGGCTCCGGCTCGGGCTCCGGCTCGGGCTCCGGCTCGGCCGGCTCGGCCGGGTCGTCGGGGTCCTGCGAGGGCTCCCCGCCGTCTCCGACGTGCCAGTCCGCGATGACCTCCGCCAGCTCGTCGTGACCCATGTTCACCGCCTCCGGCTTCTCCAGGATCTTGTTGACGATGACGAAGTCCCGCAGGTGGAACAGGCGGAAGGCCCGCTTGCGTCCGTCCATGGCGGTGAGGTACTCGACGACCTCGTCGCGGGTCTTGCTTCCCAGTTCGATCTTGACTGCCACTGGATCACTCCTTCTCTCGATCTCGTATGTCCGAACATGTAGTAGACCCTCCACTCCGGAGAGCCCGAATTGAGTCACAGCTGTGGTCCTTGCGCGGAGGACGTACTCGGGGGCGGGGGTCCCAACGGAACACCCTTCCCCCTCGTAGATCCTCTCGTTCCCCATCTGGCGTGCCCGAGGGCAGCTACCGAGAAGGTCGCACTCGAGGCACGGAAGCATCTCAGATGAGCCGTGCTTTGAGGTCGAAGTAGTGTGCTACTGCCGTCAGCGGGGGACAACCCCACGTCGTGCAGTGAGTGTTGCAGATCACCTGCTTGGCGAACCGGATGTTCTCCAGTCTCCCGAAGAACGTCTCCAGCTGCCTCCGCAGGGCCATGGTCGGGCACTCATCCTCGTCGTACAGGTCGTCGTCTCCGACGATCAGGTCGATCATGTGAACGTCGTCCAGGTCGCGCCGGAGATACGTCCCCAGCACCTCCTTTCCGATGGTCACCAACTCCGTCTTGCTCAGCCCGAGCAAGTCGTCTCGCGACAGAGATGCCAGATCCGTCATATTCCTTCTCCAGTGAGCCGAGTCCCTCGGGGCACGACGAGCAGTAGAAGAACGACTGCGCCGTCAGACATGTCTCTCTCCGGACCGTCCTCCCGTGATCGGCTAGGGCGATGCTGTCCACGTCCACCCAGAAGATGCCGTAGCTGGGGTGGGCCTTTCCTGGTGCCGTCCTGTCGGCCGCGGCCGCGTAGATCGGGCACTCGACCTCCTCGTTGAGGATGCCGCGCTTGAAGATCATCGTGAAGTTGCGCCGGCCGCACTTCTTGCAGGCCTTGAAGGGCAGCGTCATGCATACGATGCGCCCCTTCCACTGATCTACCTCGCGACACCATACCGTCATAGCTCCCACGAGGGTTTCCACAGGGGGACGCCGAAGGAGTCGCAGAAGTCCAAGGTCAGGTGCAGGAGGACGCCCTCCTCAGGGTCTTGGACCTTCATCGCGCCGGTGTAGAAGAACCGGCTGTCGTCCACCGTGGCGAACGCCTTGGCGAAACCGTCGAAGACGATCTTGCCGCGGTTGTCCGCGTCCAGCTTCTTGAAGCGGGACTTGGCCTTTCCTGGCCACGTTGAGTTGACCAGCGACTCGAACCGTACCTCCGCTACCCCGACGAGAACCACGTTGGGGTCCTCCAACGCCTCGGCGAGGAACATCATGTCTCGTTGGTACCGAGGCACCACCTCGGAGGTGAAGTGCTTCTTGAACACCTTGCCCTCCGGCTGGAGCTTCTTGACCGGCACCTTGCCTCGTTTCCCGGGGACCTTCTGCATGACCGTCTTGTACATGTTGTTCAAGGACGGCGGCAGGAAGGGAACCCACAGGCTACGACTGTTTGCGGCGCATGAATCCCCGAGATGTCTTCGCACCGAGGACATTGTTCTCACGGCTTTCCCGCTTGCTCCCCGCCTCCCTGGAACGGATGGCGTTGCTCACGGCTCGTCGGTTGTTCTCAGCAGCTTGGTTGGCCCTCTTGACCACGGCGACCAGGCACTTCAGCTCCAGCAGTTCGGCGAGCTCGGAGATGAACACCGGGTGGGTGCGGATCTCGTCGTCGTCCTCGTACTTCTTCGGGGCAGGCCCCGGCGTCTTCTTCTTGGTGCTCTCGCGGTCGACCTTGATCTTCCGCCGCAGGAAGGAGCGGACGGTCTCTACCCGTTCCGACTGTGCCTCGGAGGCCGCCTCGAACTCGCCGAGGCACCCACCGATGTACTCGCACCACCGGGTCGTGATGCTGATCCAGTCGCCGAGCTTGGAGGGGGACAGGTCGCCCAGGTTCGCCGGGATCCCGCCCGTGTACTCCTCGCCCCGCATCGTCGGGCGGTCAGGGGAGAGGATCCCCCGCTTCCGCATCTCCTTGTCGACACGGCCGCCGATGTCCAACGTCTCGAGGACGTCGTCGAGGCCCATCTCCGCAGAGATCTGTGGTCCTACCACTCTGGGTCTCCCTTCTTGCAGACGGGGTTGTACTTGCAGTCGCGGCACTTCCATCCCGGGACGTCGCGCGTGGGCCACACCCGGTTGCCGACCATGGTCAGGACCGTCTGCAGCCTCTGCTCGACGGCGGCCCAGATGGAGTCGTTGAAGGGGATCACGTACTGGCGGATGGCGGAGTTGTTCTTGTTGTAGTACCAGAACACGCAGAAGGGCACGTCGAAGATCCGCATGTAGATCGTGCCCTGCCAGATGTGGTCGTCCAGGGGGTTCGGTCCCAGCTGGGTGAATCCCCGGTCGTTGATCGTCTTGATCTCGTGAATCCACTGGCAGTAGAAGAACCCGACGCGCGCGTCGCAGCTCCCCCAGAGGTTCAGGTCGTCGATCCCGTCGGACACCTCGGTCTCGTAGTCCTCCCCCCACAGCACCTTGCACGGACCCTGCATCAGGTCCTGGAGGTTGTGGCCGGAGTTGAGCAGCCTACGCATCCGGGGAGACCACGTGTCGCGCACCTGGTCACGGAATCCCATCAGGTCGAGGGCGAGCTTCCTCGAGCACCCGATACCGGGCGGCTTGACTGAGGAAGGGTGGAAGACCCCGGACATCCGGGGTTCGGGGGTGATCACGCCTTGTCCGTTGCACTTGGGGCACTGGAACGGCGGTCGAAGGGGTCGGCCCTTCCGCTTCGGTTCGTTGAGGGTCTCGAGGTACTCCTCTACGTCGTCGAGCGGGTCCAGGGAAGCCATGACTTCCGCCACCTCCTCTTGGGAAGCGGCTCGTAGATCATCAATCGTGTGGATCTCAGCTACCACGTAACCTCCTCTAAGCTTCTCTCATCTTGTACCTGATTCACGTCAGCCCTTGTCGCCCGCCCCGATGACCTCCGCAGCCTCCAGGAGAGCCAGCAGATCGCTCCACCTGACAACGGCGTAGCGCTGGGTCCTCGGGGGCTGGCGGTAGTCGAGCTGGAGCACGGGGATCTCACCCCCACTGGCACGAGAAGCAATCAGCTTCAGGTCGTCCAGCTTGAGCGGCCACTGCTTGGCCTCGGTGAACTTGTTCTCGATGCGGAGCTCGCCGATGACGCGGGCGTCGCCCTTCATACCACGGCGGGAGCCGGAGGCAGGCATGATCCTGCCCCCGACCTGTGTGGATGTCCCCAGCTCCTGCGCCTGGGACTTCTTCATCTGGCGGCGGAGATCGCCCTTGGTGCGTCTCCTGGTCACGAGACGTTGCACCTCACCCCAGCCTTGGACAGCAGGGTCTGGTACAGCTCCTCCATGATCTCGGGCCGTGCGCGCAGGTACTCGCACGCCTTGGTGTCGCCCTGGCCCATCTTGTCACCGGCCTTGAAGTTGGCGCCGTCCACAGCCAGGGAGAACCACGAGCCCTTCTTGTCGATCAGGCCGGCCAGGATGGACTCCGTGACGATGTCGTAGGCCCGGTCGAACCCGATGCTGTACAGGTAGCGCAGCTCGCCTGTGGCGCCCTCTGGGAAGCCGTGCTTGCCCTTGAGGATCTCCCAACGGACCATCTTGCCGACCTGACGCTTGCCCTTCTGGCCAGCAGCCTCGATGCGGATGCGGCTGCCCACGCGCAGCATGATGCACGCGGACTTGCCGTGGTCCTTGGCGTTGCCGCCGCCGATGCGGTAGTCCGGGGCGAACATCCCGCCGCCGATGTTGTCGCGCATCTGGTTGATGCCGAGCACCAGCGTCTCGTTGGGGAGGCCGTCGGCCTCCAGGCCCATGGCGGCGTGGAACTTGTGGAAGAACGCCGTGTTGACCCCGGCGCTCCCCGCGTAGTGCTTGTCCTCCATGTCCGCCTCGGCCTCGGCCATGGGCATTAGGGAGCCCAGGGAGTCCACGAGGATGATCTTGAAGAACCTCGCTACCAGGAAGTCCACCACCATGCTCCAGAACGCCTCAGCGACGGGACTGAACGCTTCCACGAACTCCCCGACCTGGTCCTTCAGGTAGGCGACGTCTTCGGCGTCGTACTCTTCACCGTCGGCGCGCTCCATGGCTGCGATCTCCTCGTCGGAGAGCGCGATGCGTAGGCCACGCCGCTTGGCGTACATCTTGTCGAAGTGGAACTCCGTCATGGCTGCTGCGAGGGCGCAGGCATCACCAAAGATCTCCTGCTGCTTCGCCATGTACTCGGTGGCCAGCTCCGTCTTGCCCGTACCCGGCCCGCCGACGATCTCGACGAACGTACCCGAGGGCAGTCCACCGGCCGTGGCGACGTCGAGGCTGGGGAACCCGCTGGGGCACCTCCTCATCAGGTGAGGAAGGATGTACTCGCTCGCGCGACGCACCCGTCCTCGCCCCTCGTAGTGGGTGTTCATGTCGGCCAGCAGCAGATCTACCTGTTGGTGCAGATCTACCTCGACCGCGTCCTTCTTGCTCGCGCGCTTCTTCCTCTTCTTCGCCATCTACTTCTTCGGCTCCCAGGGCTGGGTGCCGCAGTTGGGGCAGATGGGCACGTTGGCGGTGTAGTCCACCTTGTCCGACCCGCACTTGGGGCAGGGGGCCTTCCCCTCGCTGGCGGTCTTGGTCTTCTCGTCGTCGGTCTGGACGCCGTACTTGTCCATGGCTTGCTCCTTGAGTTGTGCCCTCAGCGCGGTGCCGGGGCGGAAGGTGACTCGGATCTGGGGAGGGACGGTCACGTGTCGGACCTCGCCCTCCCTGACGACGCGCCCAGGACGCGCCTTGTACGTGGTGAACCGGAAGGACCCGAACCCCCGGATGGCCACCTCCTCGCCCCCTCCGAGCACCTCGCCCATCACGTCGAAGGTGGCAGACACCACCTCCTTGACGAGGCGCCGGAGGACGCGGTTGCGGAAGTACTTCCACCTCGACTGGAGGTGCTTGAGCACTGCGTCAGCGAGCTCGTTGCGGGTCACTCGTCGCCGTACCCCCGCTCCTCGGCGTACAGCCGGGCCGTCTGTGAGAAGCGTGCGTTGTGGCCGATGGCGCGGGCGCTCCAGTCCCACTCGTCCATGATGAACGTGCGGACCTCGGCGGTGGACAGCTTGATGGTGGTGTCCTCGGACATCTCCAGCTGCTTGATGATGGTGTCGTGGTCCTGCGGGGGGTTGAGGCGGACGGCCAGGCGGGTGAGCTCGCCGTCGGCCAGCTGCTGCATGGCCTCGGCCAGCAGGTTCTCTGCCTGGTGCAGGTAGCCCTCCTTGGCCTCCTTGACCATCTCGGAGTGCTTGTCGCGGTTCTCCTTGAGGACCTCGAGGACCTTGGGCTTGTCGAACGTCTGGGACAGGTTGATGTGCATGAGAGATACTCCTTCGGGGAGCCCGACGCCTGGGGGAAGCCCGAGGAGCCAGGGGGTGTACAGTTCCAGTTTTCGGGTCGCGGCGATGTTGCCGAAACCCATTCCGATGTCCTCCCAGGAGTGCCATTCCACCTCCTGGATGTCCTTGACCGAGTTGTCCTCGATCACCTTGGTGATGGGCATCTCGTAGGCCAGGAGCTCCTGCTCGAACATAGGGAAGTCGATTGGCTCGTCACCGAAGCAGACGACCTCCGGGTAGTCCAGTGGCTCGTCGAAGATGCTCACTCTATTTAGCTTCCGCCCAGGAGTACCCGAAGTTGCCGTCGACCGGCAGGGGAACTCGCAGGTCACGCTCGAAGGGGTGCTCCATGCCGTCATTGATCACTAGCCTCGCCTCCTCCTTGACACCTTCGTGGTCAGGCATCTCGAAGATCAACTCATCATGGATCTGCAGCAGCATCTTCGCGCGAATCTTGTGGAGGTGCTCGTCGTTCTCGAGCACCAGCATGGCCATCTTGGCGATGTCCCCAGCGGAGCCCTGAATGATGGAATTCACGGCCTGGCGCTCGGCCTGGGACGCGAACTTGCGGCTCTTGGAGTTGATGCTCGGCAGTCGCCTGAACCTACCGGCCAGGGTCCGCACGTACCCCTTCCTGCGGGTCTTGCGCACGGTCTCGTCGATGAAGTCCTTCACCCCAGGGAAGACGTTGAAGTACGCCTCGATCAGCTTGGCGGCCTGGGGGCACGACCGGCGGACGAACCACCGACCGCGCATGAGGATCTCCTCCTCGAGGACCTCCAGCCCGAGCTGCTCACCGAGGTGGGCCTCACCAATACCGTAGATCAGTCCGAAGCCGACAGCCTTGGCGCGCTTCCTCAGCGTGACCCAGGCTACCTGGTCGTCGGTCATGGGCAGCTTGGCGTCCTTGAGCCGCCTCGCTTCGATCACCTGCTCGTACGTGGCGCCCATGTCCATCTGGCCCACGGTGAAGGAGTGCAGGTCCTTGCCGTCCAGGATGGCCTGAATCATGGCCTCGTCCCCGCTGAAGTGAGCCATCAGGCGCATCTCGAGCTGGGCGTAGTCGGCCACGTAGAAGATGTTGCCGGGCCAGGGAATGAAGCCTTCCCTGATCTCGAACTCGTCGTACCCAGGGATGTTCTGCAGGTTGGGGTCGCGACTGGAGAGCCGGCCGGTCACGGTGCCCGTCTGTACGAGCGTCGTGTGGACCCGCGAGTTGCGGTCGATGGGCAGCTTCTTCCTGGGCTTACCCTTGCGTGGGATGCTGAGCGGCGACGCCACGTAGGTCCCGTACAACTTGGAGACCGAGCGGTACTCCTGCAGCGCGAGGGCAGCGTCGTTGCCGCGGTTGGCCCAGTCTTCGAGGACGTCCTTGGCTGTGGAGGGGAGCTTGATCCCACTCGCACCGCCCGTGGTCCACTTCTCCGGCCGGTTGCCGAAGGGGTCGGTCCACACGTCTGTCTTCTGGTCGTACTCGTAGAAGAAGTCGCGCAGCTGCTTGGGGCTGTCGAGGTTGATCACGAACCCGGCCTCGCGGCAGAAGTCCCTGACGATCCCCTCCATCGACTCTTCCATCACCGCGGCGATGTCCTTGAAGTGTCCAAGGGCCATGCAGATCCCGCGCCGTTCCATGTTGTACAGCGCGCGGGTGAAGGGAACCTCGATGTCCACGAAGTGGTCCCACAGCGAGTAGCCGTGACCCATGTTGATGTCGCGGAGCAGGTTCTCCAGCACGACCTCCAGCTTGTAGGAGGCCCAGGCGTCCAGGCTGGCGTACTCCGCTTGCACCTCGAGGGGTGAGGCGAACATCGCTTTGGCCGTCTCGCCGGACTTCTTGGGGATGATCTTCTTGCCGTACTTCTCCTTGTACCAGGGGCCGAAGGTGGCCTGGAAGGACGGCATATTGGCGAGGATCTTGTAGTCCTTGACGCACTCCTTGAGGCCGTGCAGGCCCTGGCGTCGTTCCTCATCCACCAGCCAGTCCATGACGATGGTGTCGTAGAGCGGACCTCCGACGTCGATGCCCACGTTGGCGAGCATGTGGACGTCGAACTTGATGTTGGTCCCGATCTTGATGACGTCCTCGTCGACGAGCAGGGGCTCCATCGGGTCCATCGTGGTGACACTGAGGCACCACCGCTCGACACCGTCCGAGACGCTCCACAGAACAGGGAAGTCCCGGATGATGTCGAGACCGGTGGTCTCAGTATCCAGCCCGATGGCCTTCTGCGCTTGTAGACGAGCACACAGGTCGGCGGCTTCGTAGCGATCGTCGACGTAGTGAGGTTCGCCTGTGTCAACGAAGATGGCCATCTGTCCTCCTAGTACTCCGCCCGCGAGCGGCTACGGCCGCGGCGTCCGGAGAAGCGACCACCTCGGCCGCGGCGGGGCTCGACGTCCTCGTCGTCCCCGGGCTCACCGCCTCGTGGTTCGTCGCGGTCCTGGATGTAGGGGTTCTCCACGCCCAGGCGCTTGCACTGGTTGTCCACGCTCTCCAGCTTGGCGCTGACACCGAGCATGTTGTCGAAGTCGAACGGCTTCATCAGGGCCTTGATGTCGTCCTCGTAGTCGTACTCGCCGTCGATCATCTCGCAGATCGAGCCCATCTCGCCGTCGCCGAAGTCCACCTCGAACTCGTCGCGGTAGCACCAGCCCACCGCGTTGGGGTTCTTCGGGTGCCGCATCTGGATTGTGGTCTGGGCGCGTTCGCCCTCCTTGATCAGGTACAGCACCACGTCGTTGAACTCGGTCGGCCGGGGATCCGCGCAGTGCGTGCACTCGGCCTCGCGCCGCGGGATGTCCTTGTGGCCGCAGTTGGTGCAGGTCAGGAAGCTGTAGGAGAGCTTCTCGATCTGCTCGTCGGCCATGCCTTCCAGGTCGATGATGGAAGCCTCGCACTGGGGGCAGATCAGGGCCACCGGCTCGATCAGGCCCTTGCGGCAGTTCGCGCAGGCAGAGGCGAGCCGGGCGTTGTGGTCGCCCAGGTTGGTGCGGAAGGCAGGCCCCAGAGTGGAGTAGCGGGTCGCCCCGAACACCTCCTCGGCCTTGTCACGGCAGTGCTGGCACTTGTTGCCCTCGCACTCCTCGCGGACCATGTACGGCTGGCCGGCGCGGTCACCGCGCTCGTACACGATGGGCTTGCCGTCGTTGTCGTGGGCCTGGATGAGGTGGTACCAGGCCAGGTGGACGTAGGGCCACGCCCCGAGTACGCGGCGGGAGATGTTCTTCTGCCCCGTGCTCAGCTTGCAGAAGACGCACCGGTCGCCGCCAGGCTCGTCGGCCTTGGACTCGTCCTGGGTGTCGAGGAACCCTCCCGTGCACGCACCGTAGACGGCCTTGCGCTCACCGCGCTCGGCCCTGTGCTGGGCGTACAGGTAGAACGGCTGCTCGTACTCGGAGTAGAACGGTCGTGGGTCCTCGAAGAACACGTCCAGCGGCATGATCGCCGCCGGTCGCTGCTTGGGGATGTCCATGCGGTCACGGAAGAATCCCCTGCGGCCCTTGGATCCGCGGGGGGTTGCCGTGGCACGACTGTCCCGGAAGGTCATCCGTCGTCTAGCCATGTCCTCTTCTTTCTCTCTTGGGCTTGAAGTCGATTCTTGATTGCCAGCGGAAGCGCTCTCTTCCACTCGCGGTAGGGCAGAGCGAACTCCACCATCTCAGCCAGGTCCTCGGGGATCAGGTCGTCCGGCTGATGCGCGTACTCGGGGAAGTCCACGACGCGCGTGGCGATCCCCGACTCCATCGCGAGCCTCCGTCCGACCTTCCAGGTCCCGTCTATCCCGGCCTCATCGTTGTCCAGGAACAGCACCACCTCCGGCGCAAGGTACTCCACGATCTCCTGCTGCTCGGCAGACATCGTGGAGGTAGTGAGCCCGACGACGTTGTACACGCCGCTCTGCATGGCCCACATGCACGCCTTGAATCCCTCCATGATGACCAGCTGCGTCCCTCGGGGGCTGCGCTGCATCTCATGGAAGAGTCGATCCATGTTCCACAGGAAGTTGCGGCTGGGGCGGATGTAGTCCTGGAACCCCATGTCCCGCATCTCGGCCTTGTAGATCTTGTACTTCCCGAACCGTCCGCGGTCGGGGTCGTCGTCTCGGAGACGGCCGCTGATCCCCACCAGGTTGCCGTACAGGTCTCGCAGGGGGTAGGTGATGCGCTGGCGCTGTCGGTCGTAGCCGATGTCCAGGTCCTCGATCAGCTCGCGCTGGAAGCCGGCTTGCACCAGCTCCTTGGGGGTGAAGTCGAACACCCCCAGCATGTGCTCCGGGAGCGTGTAGGCCCCCTTGAACGCGTCCCCCTCACGCTTCCGGGTCTGGCCGACCAGGATCGCTGCCGCCAGTTGATCGGCGATGGGGTCGAGGAGGGTGTCCACAGTCTCTCGGGCGTACCCGAGCTCGAGGAAGAAGCGCTTGAGCCCACCACCGAGGTGGCAGGTGAAGCAGTGCCACATCCCCGTTCGGAGGTTCACCGAGAAGGACGGCCGGCGCTCCTGCCCCTCCTTGTGGAAGGGACACTTCGCCGTGATGTTGTCGTCACCCGTCTGGCGGGCGTACCCCAGCTCCTTGGTGATGAGGCTGAGAACGTAGTCCTTCACTGCGCTGGCTTCCCCGTGAACTTGATGCGCTCACGTGGCTTCGCGCGTCCCCGGTGGCCCCGGGTAGGCTTGGTCCCTGGCGGCGCGTCGCCGTCCTCTGGGTCATCTTCTCCCATGGTCGTGGTCTCTTCCTTCACCGCGTCCTGGACCCGCAGGGAGTTGCTCCTCTCGAGGAAGCTGAAGTCCCGTGCCGGCTGGGCGTGGATCACGTACGGAGGGATGCCCTCGTCGCGGCCCTTGGAGAAGGAGTGGGTGAGCACGTACTCCCCGAACTCGGGGTGGAAGTGGCGGATCACGCGCAGGGCGATGGTTGCGTCCTGCCCCAGCGCGTCGGAGTGGGCCAGCTCGCCCACGTCATCTCCGCGACCCTTGCGGGCATCGCGGTTGGCCTGGGTCACCCCGATGAGGGGGACCTCTGCGTCGTTGGCCAGGTCTCGCAGGGCGTTGGAGATCTTGGTCAGCTTCTCGGCCTGGTTCCGCGCGGACGCGGAGAGCAGGTAGATGCCGTCGCAGATCACCAGGTCAGGTTTGTACTCCTCCACCTTGGCGCGGATGGTGTCCACGCTCTTGCCGCTGACCACACCCTTGCCAGTGCTGATCTTGAGGCAGGCGGAGCGTCCGTCGTCGTTGAGCTCGCCCGATTGCAGGGCGGTGAGTGTGTCCAGGTAGGTGAACACCGTGGACTTGAGGGCTGGGTGCAGCCTTCCGTGGCGGTAGTCCGACCAGTCCACCCCGGTCAGCAGGGCGGCGAGCCGATGTGCGATCTTCTTCGCGACCATCTCGGCCGAGAAGAACAGCACGCGACGGCCGTGCTCGTAGGCGTACACCGCGATGACGCACGCTATCCATGTCTTCATGGTGCCGGGGCGGCCGTAGATCAGCATGTAGTCGCCGCCCTGGAGCCCCATGGTGCTTTCGTTGAAGATGGTCCAGGGTGTGGGGATACCGAGCATCCCTCCACCTACCTCGGCCTTCTCGTAGTCCTCCTTCAGCTGGTCGCAGACGTCGGCCATGTCCAAGTCGCCGCCCGCTGACTGGGTCCTCTCCCACTTCTGGAGCTGTGCTCGGAGGTGCTGGACGGCGCCTCGATGGTCACCTCCGTCTACGAGGGCACCGGCGCTGTCGACCATCAGGTCGAAGTCGCGGAGGAACCGCTGGTCGGACACCTCCTGTACCAGCGACGACAGGCTGTCTCGCGGGACCTGCAGATGCAGCGTCGGGTTGCGACGCTTGGCCATCGTCAGGCTGGGGGTCTCCCCGTAGTGCTCCTCGTTGTGGAAGTGGTCGCGGACGAAGCGGTAGAGGGCCATGCCCTCTGCGGTGTTGAAGAACCCGATGTCGATACCCGAGTCGTGGAGTGCCCCGAAGTTGGCATCGGAGATCACCTTGACCAGGAGTTCAACCTCGGGATTCGCCATTGTCGTCCCTCCACGGCCCGATCACGGAGACGTCACCCTTGGCGAGGACGACCTCGTCTCCGGTCTGGAAGTCGGCCGGCCCCCCACCGGAGTCGGCCCCAGCGCGGTAGTAGGGGCGCAGGAGATCCAGTCCGAGGTTGTACCTGTCGATCCACAGCAGGATCCCGATGCAGCGAGCACCCGAGGCTGTCACGATGGACACCGGCTCGCCGATCTTGGACCGGGCGTAGGCCGGCCAGTTGTCGTTGGAATTGAGGGTGGTACGAAGCTCCTTCAGGTCACGGCTCAGACGGCGGTGGTCCTGCTGCAGAGCCTGGAACTCGTGGCGGGGCACGGAACCCCCTTGGGGTGTGCCCCGAGTGCGTTTGGTGTTCATGTATGAATCCCTGGGTCGAGCGGACGAAGTCTACCAGACTACGCCGCCAGGAGGAATTTCCCCCCGACCTTCTCCAGCTCCATTCTGGCGTCCGGGCTCTCCAGTCCGCGCGCCGCGGCCGTGATGGCCTGCGACACCATGAACCGGCTCGGCACGGGCTCCTCTTCGTACAGGTCCTCGGCCTTCTGGATCAGGTACTTGGCCACGTTGTTCTTCCGCAGGAAGGCACGCATCTGGACCAGCGGGGCCTCGAGCATGTCCGACGCGGAGTGGACCATCTTCTCTTCCACCGTCTGGCGCCTGGTCATCAGGTCGGCCCAGATGTGGTTGAGGTCCTCCTCGAGGCTGTCGTCGTCCACCTTGACGTGGCGTCGGCGGTAGAGCGACTTGTTCCCCACCATGGTGATCATGCCGTTGAGGCAGATGATGCGGAACCAGAAGTCGTCCAGGGTGAAGGACGAGTACCCCACCTCGCTGTTGCGCAGCAGGAAGCCGTGGAGGTGCTTGTCCTCGCGGCCGGTCTCCGGGTCCACGATCACGACCTCCTCGCCGACGATGCCGGTGAGGTGGGTGCTGCGGTCTGTGAACGACTCACGGTGCTGCCAGCGGACGAACGACACGTCGTCGTACAGGTGGTTGCGCATGTCGGAGTGCGCCATGCAGTCCACCAGGCGCCGGTCGTCGATGGTCTGGTAGCCCGGGGACAGGAAGGCCCGGAGCTGACCCTGGTTCTGCGCCTTGGCCTTGTCGTGGTGGCAGCTGCGCACGAGGAACTTGGTGTCCGCGAACTTGAACCGGCGCTGGATCTCGTCCTGGACGGAGTCGTAGGGGATGCCGTTGAACCACTTGTCCCACTTCACGCCGAGGTGGGAGCTGATCTGGCTCTTGGACCAGGGGGTCATCTCCAGGATGCCGACACCGGGGATGTCGAAGTCGAGGAGCGGGGTGACGTGGGTACGGGTCATGTCCAGTACCACGTCGGGGTAGTTGCGCTGGGCGCGGTCTTCGACGGCCTCGCGGACGTCATCGAACGTCAGGAGGTTGCCCGAGTCCGGGAGATCGAGGAGGTCGTGCATCTTCTTGGGGTCCTTCCACCGTGGGTGTTGCGTTCAGTTGTTCGAGAATCTCGTCCTCCAGCTCGTCGAGCACGGCTGCGACGGCCTTGCCGATGAGCACCTCGGGCTCGTCCTTGTCCGACTTCACGGCGGACTTGAGGTCCAGACCCCACTCGAATTGGATCTGCGCCTTGGCTCCCGACGTTGCGTTGGTCAGGAGGCCAGTCATGGTCAGATGGAACAGCCCGCCGCCCTTGGCTGCGAGGTTCAGCTCCATCAGGTCGATGTCGTCGAAGTGCATCAGCGGTTCTTCCGGTTCGGGAAGAGCGGGTGCTCCTCGAGCTTCTTCTTGTACATCGCGTGGGCGCGGTCGGCGGCCTCGGGGAGCAGCTCGTCCATCAGGTCGAACAGCTCGGCCGCACCGGAGTCGATGCCGTCCTCGCTCTGGTCCACGGTGAGCTTGACGTTGACGAAGGCCTCGTAGCCGTTGCCGAAGTCCTTCTCACCCATGCTGTCGCCGAGGGAGATCTCGGCGCCACCGTTGCCCATCAATTCTGTGAGTCGGTTCATTTCTTCCTCGCTCAGTTGGATGTCGATCTGGAGTGTTTCGTCTTCGATGTCGGGGTAGTCGTTATCGTTGAAGCGCAGGTGCACCGTCCCGATGATGCGGGGGGCACTGAGGACGACCGTGGTCACGAGTAGTCCCCAGGCTTGGCGCCCTTGACGATGACCGTCTTGTCCACGTCCTCGATGGCGGCCTGGAGGGCATCGTAGACCTCCTCGGGCAGCTTCGAGCGGGCGGCGTCGCGGTCCAGCTTGACCTTCAGCACGCCAGCCTTGATCCACTCGTCGATGCCGATGGAGTCCCTGGCGACGTCGAGGGCCTTGTCCATGTCCACGGAGGGCGGGCGCCCCCGGTACTGAATCTTGAACCCGTCGACGCTCTCAGCCGAACGGGGGTCGGACTGCATGCATGCACGCAGCTGGGTGACGGCCGCCTTCCACTGGTCCACCGTGGTTCGCCAGCTCCGGAAGGCCGCACCTGCGGGCCCGGTGTCGTTGAGGAGATCGAACTCCAGCTTCTTCAGCTTCTCGTCGATCTCCCGGTACTCATCCAGGGCCCTGTCGAGCTTGCTCATCGGTTTCCTCCTCGATCAGGGATGGGTTCTCCGAATAGGTGGTGCCTGGTGTGGTCCACGTACACCATGGCCTGCAACATCTCGGCGAAGGTGATCTGCGCCCAGCTGCCGTCTTCGTTGTGCCCGCCTTCGCGCTCGATGAACGAGGGGTGTACCAGCGGGTAGAGGGGGTACTGCACGTCCACGTGCTCTCCAGGTATGACGATGTCCTTGAGCTGCCCGTGGACCTTGGTGATGGCCGTCTTCGTCTTCGTCAGAAGGTTCATCGGCACCTTCCCCAAGGTGATGATCAGGACGGGATCCACGATCAGGATTGTACGTCGGAGTCTATCCCAGCACGCCGACAGTTCCTGTCGCGTCGGGTTGCGGTTGTTGTCCGGTCGGCAGCACACCGTGTTGGCGTAGAACAGCCGCTCGTCCTCGACGAGGAATTGCCTCACGGTCGGGTAGTCGACGGAGTCCCCCTGGTTGTAGTCCTCCTGCAGCTCCTTCAGGCGGGGGGAGTGCGCGACGAACAGCAGGATCTCGTCCAGGAGCTTGCCCGAGGTGCCGACGAACGGCAGCCCGGACCAGTCCTCCTCCTTCCCTGGGGCCTCGCCGATGAGCATCACGGATCCGGGAGCCACGCTCCCTTCACCGAAGACGACGCTCTCTCGGTTGCTCCGCATCACGGAGCACTTCCGGCAGGACATGTAGTCCTGCTCCAGCAGCTCGAGCTGCTTGCCCCGGTCAGCGAAGTCCCCCATCAGTGCGCGCCGGGGACCACGAGTCCGGACGCGTGCATCCGCGCGGCCCGGATCACCTTCTCGATGTTGTCCCGGTCGGGCCGGTCCATGTCCTTGGAGGAGTAGATCGCGGCCACGCGCACACGGAAGTTGTCGATGCCGCCGGGGTTCATGTCGATCCCCTTCACCCCGCCCTTGCCGGGCGCGACCATGCCGAACTCCATGGCAGTGTTCAACACCGCCCAGTCGCCTTCGAGCTTGTCCATCCGGCCCACGTAGATGCCGGTGTCGTACCCGTGCACGACCACGATCTCGTCCTTCTTGAATCCCTTCAGCTCCATCACAGGTCCTCCACGATGTGTCCTTGCTTGCGGGCCAGCCTCTTCAGCTGGATCGCGGACAGTTGGCTTTTCATCATCTCGTCTACCCAGACCATCACGACGGGTTGGGTCTTGCCATCCAGGTCCCGAAGGATCCTGCCTGTCGCCTGCTGGTAGTCGTTCGCGTTGCGGAACGGCGTGAGCAGGTGGAGGGTGTCGAGGTCCGGCCGGTTCAGTCCCCGGCGGGCCAGGTGCATGGTAGCGAACACCACGGGGTAGTTGTGGAGCTGCGCTGCGCGGTCCTTCTGCTTCACGCTCCCCACGATCAGCCCGCTGTTGGGCACCATCTCGTGGAGGGCGTGCAGGTGATCCACGCTGTGGCTGAGCAGGAGAATCTTCCGCCCCTTGTGCCGACCGCGCTGGATCTCGTCCACGATCATCAGGTTGCGGTCGTTCTCC